CTTGATCTACTCTCTCAGCTCTAGTTTTTCCAGTTATAGAAAATATATTGTCAGGAATTCCAACCTCTCTTTCCCATTCTTCTAATAAGCCATCTTTTTTTTCATTGATAAAATACTGCTCATATAAATCATTAGCAATAGCTCCTTCAATCCTTCCTATTTCAGGTGAAAGTCCAGTTAATAATTTTCTAAGATTCGTACCTTGTATTTTTCCAGCTTGAAATAATCTACCTTGCGGTAATGCTTGTGCTAACGAGTTGGTTACTTCTTCTAATGTTCTTGTTTTCATATTAAGATATAATTATAGTTCCAGCTATAGCTAATTCCTCAGTGTTTATTGTAATATCTGCAGTTGGTAAAGTTATTGTAAATGCGGTAGGTCTCGCTCCCGTTGCATCAATTGTGTTGAATACTGCATTATTTAATTGTGTCAATAAAATATCCTGTCCCAACTTCACTTGATTTTTAAAGAAATCCAAAAAGCTATTATTAATAGCAGTCTTCATTTCTATTGTATTCGGGGAAAGTCCAGTTATAGTTATATTAATAGCAACCCCCGTGGGATCTTTTACAAATACATCTCCTTCATAAGTAGGAGCTGGTTTTATCGTTAATATCTTATTGCGAACATCTAATATTTCACTTGCAGAAGGGAATATATTTACATCATTATCACGAACAAACAAAATTGTAACCTGACCTGCAGTGTTTATTGAAGTAGGTTCTATAACCCATACTCTTGTAACTCCCGGAACTTCTTTTGAAATATTTGTAATATTATTCGCAGAAAATGGAGTATTTGGATTTTGATTTTTTAAAATAGCCCTACTTCTAAATGCTTCAACAGTCTCTGTATCTGCTCCGCCACTTAAACCTTGAAATAAAATATAAGATATTGGATTTACTCCTACTATTATATTAGATAAGTTTAATACTCCACCAACATCTATATTAGTTGATTGCCCTAAATCAGAGCTTTTTAAATTAATCACTGCCCCGTTATAAGATGACAATATAGTTCCTGTTGCGGGAGTTACTGGAGTTGTAGCTATTTCAAAGGTAAAAGATGTAGCAGAAGGAACCGAAGTAATAATAAAAGTGTTATTATAATCTGTCTGAATAGCCCCGCTTATTGTGATACTCATACCAATTCCTATTGAATGATTAGAAATAGTTGTTGCAGTTACTTTTGTTCCAGTCCTTATAAGAGTAGTTGATATTGAAATTGTAGTTATGGTTTGTGCTGATTGACCTACATATATATTTCCACTTGTATTTGTAAAATTTCTATTAATAGGTATTATCGCCCCTAGTGTTCCAGTAATAGTAATATTTCCTTGACTTCCTGTTGCGGGGTTTCTAGTTACTCCTATGAACTTTGCTAACCTTTCAAGAAATTCAACCTCTGCAGTATCTAAAAAATGTTGTTTATTAACAAAATCAAGCATTCTATATAAGCAATTAAGTTCTTGTGATGACATAAAAATAATAGCACCTGATGGACTATTTCGCATAGAAGGGTTTATTTGCTCATCTGGTGGAGTTCCTGTATTATATGCAGTATGGAAATCTGCAGTCATCCTAGTATTTATAGTTCTCAATTCTGGTATATTTAATGTCATTTTATATCTTATTTAATTAGTATTTTTCCATAGTGTAATTATGGTATTGTTAACATTGCTAAAATCATTATTAAAAATAATTTGTATATCTATTGAACCTTTTTGATAATCAATTTTGGTTACATTAGCAGTCACGGATGTAGCATAACCATCGTCAACTAAGAATTTCAAGCCGTCTTCTTCTATAGTTTCAAGTATTCTATTAATAGTCCCAGTGTCAAATTTTCCCTGTTCTATATCAATCCATAATTTACATCCTATTTCATAGTTTGGAATGTTATTAACAAAAATATTTCCTACCCATCCTCGTTGCCTTTCATTTTCTTGAACCTCACTTTCATCAGCTCTTGTGTCATTAAAAAGCCCCATTAAAATTTGACTATCAAGACCTTTCGTTTTTGCAATTGAACCGTTTTCTACGAATACATCGTAATAACCATTTATTAATTTAAATTTTATATTTGCCATTTTATATAGGTGGTGAAGTTGGAGAGCCAATTGCTATCGTTGTATGAGTATGAGCCGAATAAGGCTTGTTATTAAATATACCATCTGTTGCTTTTATAGTTCCTGTGCTTGTAATTGCTCCACTATCCATTGTCCCATTAATAGTTGTAGCACCTGCCTCAAGAGTGCCTGAAATAGTTACATTTCCATTTAATTTTATATTCGGAGAAGTAAGATTGTAGTCTCCGTTTATATTTATATTAGTGTCTTTTTTACATTCAATTGATATAGTCCCGTCTTCTAAGAACTTAATAATTGACCCTATTACTAAATTACCAACTGCAACCTCGTTTTCTTTTAACTCTGGAATTACTGAATTTAAATATGCAATTCCATAAGGATTACCATAATCATCATTAATAATAACCACATTACTTTTAACTGGTGGATGTGAAACAAATCCATAACTTTGTAAGTTTTTTATATTGTCTTTTGATCTCCCGTTGAATTTTGCTTGTAGACTTTTTCCACCTTCTTTTATTAAGGTAAGAGCCGATAAGAATATTTTACCCATTAGAAATTAAAACCTCCTGCACTACTTTCAACAACTGGCTCAGTTATTTTATAAGAATTTTTATCCACCATTTCAAGAGTAGTAATTGAACCAGTATCTATATTTTGTGTAAATACAACTTTTTTAATTAAAAAATAATCTTTTATATTTAAATAATCTACTTCAATATATGTCAAGAAATTTGGCAACCATAAAAAGTCAGTGCCTGCCCTGAAAAATCCTTGAACTATAAAATTTTTAGTATCACCTTTTGTTTTTCTAAAATTAGTTTCAAATTTTGCCTTAGCTTGGCACTCATCACTTGTCATTGAAACTTTGCTTGCAATTTCAAGTTGTCTTGTTTTTCTAATATTATTATCAAAAGCAGAAAAGTCTTCCCCTCCTTGTTCTGCTGAACTCTCAGCATCAAGACCACCCCCGCTTTGTGAAACTATAGCTATTTTGTTATAAACTGCTTCATCATCTTCAATAATATCGACTTCCAAGACATTATTATTTTTATTGTTTGTTCTATTACTGATTAATTGTGTTGAATTTGTATCAAAAGAACCCTGAAATAAAACTATATTGCCTTCTGCATTTGTTATAGCAAATACACTCTTCTTTTGTAATTGCCTGCTTAATATTTTCCAAGCATTGTTTCCATTGTCAACTTCAAAATCCTTATCATAAGTGTCAACTCTTCCAGTTTTATTGATTACTGAAATTCCAGTAATTCCTAAATGACTTAGTATATGATTTACAAGCCCCGTAGTAGTGAATGGAGCCGTTAAGTTAGCATTGCCTATTAATGAGCTGTGTGCTATATCAATTGTTTTGTCTGTTCCTGTTATAATAATTGAATGATGTCTACTATTTGATTTTTCTTGTCTACTTTTTATAAAACCATTTCCCCACTGAACTCCATCTATTTTAACTATATATTCATCTCTTTTTTTTATAGTAAGTGCTTGTAATAAATCATTGGATGGTTGAAATGGTCTGTTTTTTTTTGCATCTTCTATAATTGAAACCTGCAAAGTCTTTGCTAAATTATCAATATCATTTGTTAAAGTTATATCCTTCCAACCCGTAAACTCACCTATAAAAGAACCATTTCTTTTAATTGCTATAGAGACTTTGTTTTTATGCATTTAGCAACTTCACCTCCCCTGTTATCATTGATGGATTAGAAAAATTATTTAATGATAAAATATCGTCTATTCTACTTTCCAATTCAATTGTGCTTGCAAAATCTCCATAATAATTATTAACTAATGTATGTATTGAATGCAAACCCTGTAATGTAACTATATTAATTTTTGGTATTGTTTTTTCAAGACTTTGTAATACTAATTCTAATTTACTTTTTATAGTTTTTAAATTAATTAAAGAATCTCCTTCAAGAGATGCCACTAAATTATCATATTCAATATTCAATTGTTCTTTAACTCCGTCAAGCTCCTCAGTATTTTTATAATCAATATTAGCAACTTGTAAAATAGAATTATTAAAATTCAATATTCTTATATATTCATTTGTAGCTTTATTATTATCCTGTCCAGCTTGGTTGTTGAAAGTTAGTGAAGTTGAAGTATCATCATTAGAGCCGAACCCATAGAATTCCTTCGATG